GACCAGCGCCGGTACTTCGTGCCCTGTCCGGAGTGCGGCCAGCACCAGGTGCTGCGGTGGGGCCAGATGAAGTGGGAGCCGGACCGGCCGGAGACGGCGGCCTACGAGTGCGAAAACTGCGCGGCGCTGATCCCACACAGCCGGAAGCGGTGGATGGTGGAGCGGGGCGAGTGGCGGCCCACGGCCACTCCGAGCCGGCCTGGGCTGAGGAGCTACCACATCTGGGCGGGCTACGGCTACAGCCCGAACAGCACGTGGGAGCAGCTGGTCCGGGAGTTCCTGGAGGTGAAGGGCGACCGGGACCAGCTGCGCACCTTCGTGAACGTGGTGCTGGGGGAGACCTTCGAGGAGGACTACGCGGCGAAGCACACTCCCGAGGCGCTGATGGCCAGGCGGGAAGAGTACCCCTCAGGCGAGTGCCCGGCGGGCGTGCTGCTGCTGACGGCTGGCGTCGACGTGCAGGGCGGCGGCGGGTCGGTGGGCGAGCGCCTGGCGGTGAGCGTGTGGGGCTGGGGCCGCGGCGAGGAGGCCTGGCTGGTGTGGCATGGGGAGATCCATGGTGACCCGACCCGGGCGGACGTGTGGGAGCAGCTGGACAGCGTGCTGCAGACCGACTGGGCCCGGGCCGGCGGCGGCACGCTGCGGGTGACGCAGGCGGCGGTGGACTCTGGTGGCCACGCCACCCATGAGGTGTACGCCTACGCCAGGGACCGGAAGGCGTGGGGCGTGGTGCCGATCAAGGGCGCGAACACCAAGGGCGCACCGGTGCTGGGGAAGGGCCGGCCGGTGGACGTGAACATGCGGGGCCGGGTGATGAAGCGGGGCGTGATGCTCTACATGCTCGGGGTGGACACGATCAAGACGACGATCTACGGGCGGCTGCGCCACAGCCAGCCGGGGCCCGGCCACTTGCACTTCGGCTTGGCAGCGGATGACGAGTTCTTCCGCCAGCTGACGGCAGAGAAGGTGCAGGTGAAGAGCTTGCGGGGGTTCCCGGTGCGGCATTGGGTGAAGAAGCCGGGCGACCGGAACGAGGCTCTGGACTGCGCTGTCTATGCCTACGCGGCGCTGCAGCTGACGGCGCGGCGTTACAACCGGGCGCGGATGTGGGACCAGCTGGAGGCGCAGCTGGCGGCCCGGCAGACGGCACCGGCGGCGGCGGTGGAGGAGGCGCCAGCGAAGCGGCGGCAGCGCCCGCCCAGGGGCGGCCATTCGTTCGTAGGGAGCTGGTAGGCCTCCGTAGACTGAGACGAAGGGCGGATAAGCGGTGGGGATCCCTCAGCAGCTACGAGCAGGCGACACGATCGCGTGGAGTGAGCCGGCCGGGGTGAACAGCACCGGCGACAGGGTCGACAGCAGCACGCACACGGCGACGGCGTTCTTGCGGTTCAACAAGGCCGCCGAGGGCGTCACCCTCACCGGCACCGCCCGGGCGGACGGCGGGTGGGACTTCACGCTGAGCGCGACGACCAGCGGCGGGATGGATGCCGGCACCTGGTACGCGCAGACGCGGGCGACACTGGCCGATGCCGTGGTGACGCTGAGCGTCGCCAGCTTTGAGGTGCTGCCGAGCCTGGCCTACAGCAGCACCCCCGGCGCGTTCGACGGACGCAGCGAGGCTGAGCAGGAGCTGGCCGATGTGCGGGCCGCGATCCGTGCGCTGGTGACGAAGGGCGCGCAGGCTTACACGATCGGGACGCGCAGCTTCACGGCGCTGGACCTGGGCCGGCTGACGGCGCGGGAGTCGCAGCTGAAGGCGATCGTGGCGCAGGAGAAGGCAGCGGCCCGGCTGGCGGCAGGGCTAGGTGACAACCGGAACCTGTTCGTGAGGTTCGGCTGATGGCACGCGCGAAGAAGGCCAGCGGCGGGCGCATCGCTTCAGGCACGGAGCAGCTGCGAAGCCAGGCTGTCGAGGCTATCCCCACCACCAGCAAGCCGCGGCGGCGGCAGTACGAGGGCGCGCGGGTGGGCCGGCTCACGGCCGACTGGGTGACGAGCAGCACCAGCGCCGACGCGGAGATCAACAGCAGCTTGGTGCGGCTGCGGGACCGGGCGCGGCAGCTGGTGCGCGACAACGACTACGCCCGGGCGGCGCTGCGGGCAGTGGTGAACAACGTCGTCGGCACCGGCATCAGGATGCAGGCGCAGGTCCCGATGCTGCGGGGGAAGGGCCGACTGGATCAGGCGACGAACGACAGGATCGAGGCAGCCTGGGCGCGGTGGGGGCGGAAGGAGACGTGCCACACCGGCGGCACGCTGAGCTGGCCGGACATCGAGCGGCTGGTGATCCGGGCGATGGCTGAGGCCGGTGAGGTGTTCGTGCGGTTGGTGCCCCAGCCGTTCGGCGGTGGGCAGACGCCGCTGGCGCTGGAGGTGATCGAGGCCGACCTGCTGGACGAGCGGGTCGACGGGGCCGGCGGGATCCGCGGCCAGATCCAGGGGGGAGAGTGGCGGCTGGGCGTGCACCAGGACGACTGGGGCCGGCCGATCGAGTACGCCTTCCTGCAGACGCACCCGGGCGATGCGCGCGGCCGAGCGGTGGCGGCGCGGCACGTGCTGGTGCCGGCGGAGCAGATCATCCACCTGCGTGTGACGGAGCGGCCGGGGCAGTCGCGGGGCGTGACGTGGTTCGCCTCGGCGATCAAGCAGCTGCACCAGCTGGCGGGCTACGCCGAGGCGGAGGTAGTGCGGGCTCGCGCGGCCAGCTCGCTCATGGGCTTCATCACCACGGACGGCGACGCGGCGGGCGAGAGCCTGGGCGAGGAGGTGGAGGGCGAGTACGTCACCCAGTTTGAGCCGGGCGTGTTCAAGACGCTGTTCCCCGGGCAGGGCGTGACGGTGCCGCAGCTGGATGCGCCTGATGGGCAGTTCGAGCCGTTCGTGCGGGTGATGCTGCAGAGCATGGCCGCGGGGCTTGGGGTTTCGTTCGAGAGCGTGTCGAAGGACTTCTCAAGGACGAACTACTCAAGCTCCAGGATGAGCCTGCTGGAGGAGCGCGAGAACTGGCGCGCGCTGCAGCAGCAGCTGATTCGCGACCTCCACCAGCCGGTCTTCCGCGCGTGGATGCGGGCGGCGGTGGGCAGCGGGGATCTGAGCCTGCCGGGCTACAGCGCCAGCCCTGAGCGGTACGAGGAGGCGGTGAAGTGGGTGCCGCGCGGCTGGGAGTGGGTGGACCCGACGAAGGAAGGGGCTGCCTACCGGATGGCGGTGCGGGACGGCTTCATGACCCAGGCCGAGGTGGTGATGAGCCGGGGCGGCGACTACCAGGAGCTGCTTCAGTCGCGCGCGGCTGAGCTGACACAGTGCGACGACCTGGGGCTGGTGTTCGACACCGACCCACGCCAGACCACCGGCGCCGGCATCAGCCAGGCGGTGGCCACCGGCCAGGTCGACAGCACACCCGACGCCGCGGCGGATTCTGCGGCTGATCCTTCTACTTCTTCGGAGGCTGACGGCCCCGGTAGCATGACTGCAGACCCCCAGGCCGCAGATGGATCTAGCGCGTGATGTAGCCGGGCAAGAACTGCGCCGTCACCAGACGGTGGAGTTTCGCGCGCTCGGTGAAGATCGCACGCTCGAGTTCCCGTTCAGCTCGGAGCTGCCGGTTGAAAGGTGGTTCGGTTCAGAGGTGCTCAGCCATCAGGCCGAGGCCGTGAACTTGGACCGCCTGAACGACGGCGCGCCGGTGCTGTGGAACCACGATCCTGGCGCCGTCATCGGCGTCGTGGAGCGCGCCTGGGTTGATGGAGAGAAGGCGCGCGGCATGGCCCGCGTGCGGTTCTCCCGCAACGAGCTGGCCCAGCAGGTCGTGGCCGACATCACCGACGGGATCCTCCGGAACGTGAGCGTGGGCTACGCGATCCGCGACGCCAAGCCCGGGGCCGACGGCCAGATCATCGCCACATCGTGGGAGCCCCATGAGGTGAGCGTGGTCAGTGTGCCGGCGGATCCGACGGTCGGCATCGGGCGCAGCCTGGAGCCCGGCAACACCGCTGCACCTGCAGCACCCACCCCCCAACCCTCTCCCAAGATGGAAGACAAGACCCCCGACATCGAGGCGGTGCGGGCGCAGGCTGCGGCTGATGCTGCTGCCGCCGAGCGCTCCCGGATCGCCGGCATCACCAGCCTGACGCGCGAGCATGGCGTCGACATCGCCCAAGGCCTGATCGAGCGCGGCGCTTCCCTGGAGGACGCCCAGCGCGAGGTGCTGGCCGAGCTGGCGAAGCGCGCCAAGCATCCCGCCACGCCCAAGGCCTCTGCGCCTGCGCAGGCGCAGCCCATCGGCGGCAGCGCCGACATCGGCCTTTCCGACAAGGAGGTGCGCCAGTTCAGCGTGATGCGCATGATCCGCGCGCTGGCCTTCCCGAATGAGCGCAGTTTCCGCGAGGATGCCGGCTTTGAGTTCGAGGCCTCTCGCGCTGTGCAGCAGCGCCTGGGCCTGAACGCTCCCCAAGGCGGTTACCTGCCGAACGAGATCCTGAGCCGTGACCTCACCGCCGGCACTGCCAGCGGTGCCGGCAACCTGATCAGCACCGACTTCCGGCCTAACAGCCTGATCGGCGTGCTGCGCAACCGCCTGGCACTGGAGGCCGCCGGCGTCACCGTCTGGTCTGGCCT